TCATTGTGATATCCACTCTAGGCCATCCTTGATGTATTGAGGGGTTTTCCAATTGATTTCGTGATTTGTTAATGCAAGGTATAGTAGCGAAGAGGCAAAGGTGGATTTCTTTGAAACTATTTTTTCTATGGTCTCATAAGGGTCTGAATAAGTTTCTATCTTGTCTATATTTTGTGTTCCAGATAGATTTTCAATATATTTTTTTATGGTTTCTTTGTTTAGATTATAAAAAGCGTCTTCGAAGCTTCGACCGTGGTAGCCTTCTTCTGATTTTTGATAGCAGACTTTAATGAAGCTGTTTTTTTCTTTAATTTCGTTATTGATGAATTTTTCAAACCATTCTTTGAATTTGTCTTCTTCTTTATGCTCCGGCGCAGACAGGTAATATTTTATAGTTGCGTTGCTGGTGTGGGTTCCGTGTAAAACTGGGCATGCCACGTAGACTCCTTTTTTTTCGTCGTTGGTTTTCTCGTATCTTGTTGTGTCGATGTCGGTTATTATAAGGGTTTTTATTTCAAGTAATTCTAGGAAAGGCTGGAATGCTTTTGCGTTAGCTCCTGCCTCAAGTATTGTTATATTTTGTGATGAAATAGGCGTGTAATTTGCTGTTCCTTTGTTTTTAGCGTCAAAGGCATCCACGAAATATGGCCATAATATTCTTTCTGAAATCCCTTCGATAAATATAACTTTGCTGGCGAAGAAAAGCTCACATGATCCCAGTGTTAGGTATTGCTCGATGAAATTAAAGGAGTCGAGGTCGTTTGAGTGCTTAAGTTTTAACTCTGAGTGGAAGTTTATTATTTCCACTTGTGAATTTGCACATTTGAAATATCGTATATCTTTGAAGTCGCACTGCGATACTATGTGTGAGGAGTGGGTAGTGATGACTGTTTGAAGGTTTTCTATTTCGGCAAGCAATGACTTGATCTTGTTGGAGAAAATATACTGCATCTGAGGATGCGTGTGGGCCTCGGGTTCTTCTATGAATAACAGGTTTATCTGCCTGTGATTTTTTATGAATGATTCTTTTTTTATCTCTATTGTTAAAAGTAAATAGAGGATATTCATGTGGCCTAAGCCGTTAAACGTTTCAGGTAAAAAGCTTTGATTTGCTCCGTAAACAACTTGAGAGCTGTTTTCTAATATCTCATTGCTTTCAAGGTTGGATATTACTTTTATATTGTCTATTGTTAGGAAGTTTTTTGAGCTTTCTAGGAATTTTTCAAAAAATGTCATGTAAGCCTGTTCTAGGCTTTCATCCATGTCAATGATTAGGTCATTTATTGGGTCGAATAAAGAAGGTTCGCTATTCTTCTTGTTGAAGTATTGAGTGGTCAGTTTGGAAAGTATTTTCTTGCCGCCCTCTGAACTTGCAACATCCCGTTTCGCATGGATTATTTCGAAATTTATAAGTTCCTTTACCTTTTTTAATTCTCTGGGGACTAATTTCTCTCTTGAGTCAAATATGCTCTCTTCGTTATCTAAAGCATAGATATGGGTTCGAAGGTAATCTCCGATGTATTTTCTAATGTATCGGCTTTTTTCAGCGCTTGATTCCTCTAAGTCTTTGAGAAGCGTTTTTTTGTCAATTGTGCACTCAAACAATATCTTTATAGAGTTTGAAGTGTCGTCCAGGTCAAGTATAAAGTGCGATAGGTGGTTTAAGTCGTCGGTCTCAGAGTATTCGATTTCCAAAAGCATTCGTATGGCTAGGCTATTTTCATCCGTACTCTCCGTTATATTTAGTAGTTCGTTGCGGTGATCGAGGGGGAAATCGTCAAATGTAAAGTTGCAATTGTTGCTGTAGAATTTTTCAAAGAGGATAAGAAGTGAAGTTTTGCCGCTATTGTTCCTTCCTATGAGCAGTGACAGGCTTGACTGAAGGTCCAATTTTGAGTTCTTCAGCATTCGAAAGTTTTGAGCTGTGATTCGCTGGATTTTCATCTTTATCCTTTCTGGTCTCTGATACAACTATCCCATTGGGTTGAAACTACTAGCGGCCGAACAGTATCGCTGTCTAATTAAATAACTGAAGGATTTCCGGTCATCTTGTAATTTTTCTTTCCAAGAACGGCATTCCTCTTTGAAGAACTGCTTCGCTCCTTTTCTACATTCACGATAGCTTATTGATCCACGATTGTGATTAGCACATACCGAAGTATCGTCGATGTAATTGTTGAACACCGTCCACTCTGCGTAGTAACGAGCGCCGCCGCTCCATTTATCTACCCATGCGCCGGATTGCTCGATGCTATTGCGGGAAGATATGCCCGAAGCCGCAGTGGAATTCCGGTACGCCTCTGATTGGCGTACGGCCTCCATGTCTACGATGTTTGTGGCGCCCTTGGGGACGTAGTTGGTGTCGTTATAAACAGTTTGCTTTGGTTGGGCCTGTTGGCGGTTGCGCTCGTTCACATCGTCCCAGAACAGTTGCTCTGTTGACGTGGCGGGCTGGCCGGCGGGCTCGTTGAATGCGTATTTCGGCGTGTAGCTTTCTGCCGGGGGCGCTTGAGCAATTGGCGGCTCAGGAGGAAACGTGAGCTTTTGATCTGTCACGTAGACGGCCAGGGCGGTGAAGGCGACTCCGGCGGTAACGGCAGCCACCCACTTTCCAGCGCTTTGGCGTTTGCGCTTGAGGTGCTGCGGTGCGTCGTCCCAGTCTGCTTTCATCTGCACTCAGTCCTTTGAGTAGTACTGTTATGTCATTGTGCTAGTAGATAGTCCTACTTTCTGAAGGGGCAGGGAAGGGGTTTACGTCACCCGGCAATGCCAGGGTTGTGAGGAGGCCACGCCGTCGATGAACTCGATACCGGTGATCACCAGTGCATTGGTTGCCATGCCGTGAATCTGCACGTCGTGGAGCGTTGGCAGTATCGATTCGCCGGGGCTGGTTTTGAGGATTTCGGCGATGCGGGTAGGGCGGTTGAGTGGTGAAGTGAGGCCATCCTGACCCACACGTCTCCTCGGAGTGCAGAAGCTTTGTCGAAGCTCGCACGTCCAAGGGGATTTGCCATAGCGGCGCATACGGCGAATATCAAAATGCATGGCGTAGAACTGTTTAAATAAACAGTGTTTTTGCTGTCGCTTGGCGCGGTGGCAATCGTCATTGGTCGGATTGCCATACTAGCCACGTCCTTTGCTGAACCAGCGCAGTGCTACCTTCCTGGTTAGCTCTATCCCGCGCTGGGTTTGCCTAATTTGGCATCTGCCTCCTCATAGCCTGGTGCTACCTGTCCACGTGCAGGGTCCACCTCGCCCTTCCACAACCAGAGTTCGTATTGAGGGAACGCTTTTAGCAACTCCTCCAAGTCCTCAATTCTGGTCTTCACCTTTAGATCGGTCGCAACTGTTTGCCAGCGGCGGCGATTCTTTATCGCGGACGCTTCTGCAAGCCTTGCGGCGCCAAGATAGCGCACAAGAGTTCTAAGTCGCTCTTCGATCATTCCAAAAAGCTCTATAAATATCTGACGAAATATTTGTCAGACGAAATATTCGTCATTAATATTGCTGTTGATGACGAATATTTCGTCAGTGCGGATGCATAAATGCATACTGGCACGCATAGCGACGAATAGTGACGGAATGAGCATGGAACTGGAAGAGCTTAACCCCAGCGCCCTGATAGGGCCGCAACAGGATGTGGAGTCCATCGAGCGGTGGGCGGAGCGTAACGGCATTAGCTACGGCACTGCCCGCGCCTGGGTTTACCGGGGTGTGCTGCCGTCCGTGAAGCTTGGAAAGCTGCGCATGGTGAATAGCGCGCTGCTTCGCAACTGGCTGTTGGAACAGGAGTGGACGGCATGAGCCGCACCGATCCGCAATTCAAGCTCCGTATGCCTCTAGCCCTTCGCGCTCGGGTTGAACAGGCTGCGAAAGCCTCGTTGCGCTCCCTGAACGCTGAACTGGTTCTCCGTATTCAGCAGAGCTTCGAAGGGGAGGGAGCTACTGATGCATCAGTGCAACTACCTACGCCAAACTCACGCCCCGGACTGCGCCTGCTCTGTGTGCTGGTCCGCAAGGCAGGCCATCCCATTGCACAGCCCGTCGCCGTGTCCGGACTGCCGGCCCCCTGGGCTGCCCTATCTGGAAGATGGCCGCTGGCTCTGCCGTCCCCGTTCCTTCTGCGCGAAACACGACCCGTCCCGGCGTCCGCCGAAGTACTGGCACGTTGTGTACGACAGCGGGAAACCCACGCCCTTCGTGCCCGTGCGCGAAGCATTCCAACTGGAGGGCTGACCCATGCTCGCTGACATCCTGAAAGCGCTCCTCCTGCTCTGCCTGATCCAAGCCGCCCGCACCGTGGCCGATCCGGTCAAGGGCCGCGCTCCCGGCTCGTCGGAACAGCTTCACCGTTCCGGCGAACGGAAGCACGGGCGCAGCGCACCCTTGAACGCCTCCCCCCTGAAACAGCCTCCGCTGGGGAGTGTGGGGCAGTTTCTCCGCCCCGCGCTCCCGAGCCCTCGGCGGCAAGAGCGGGATGACAAGGGCAGAGCCCTTGGTGTTGCTCTGCGGGTTCTAAGGGGAAGGGTTCCCCTTGGCCGTCGGAGACGACGTTGCGATAGGGATCGTTACCCGAATGGGCCGAGACGAACACCCGTGGTTGGCTTGGTTCGCTAGCGAATAGAGCCCGGCCCGAAGGGATCGCCCAACACATCACTTTCACCCAACACCGCTGAATGAAGGCGAAACAGCCGAATTTGCAGCAGCGGGACAACTCACGCCGAAAAAGGCGAATTGAAGGAGAAACACCGATGAACATGTTTGCAACCCAAGGCGGCGTCGTCGAACTGTGGGTCACCAAGACCGACACCTATACCTCGACCAAGACCGGGGAAATCTACGCCTCGGTCCAATCCATCGCCCCGATCCCGGAAGGTGCCCGTGGCAACGCCAAGGGCTTCGAGATCAGCGAATACAACATCGAGCCGACCCTGCTGGACGCCATCGTCTTCGAAGGCCAGCCGGTGCTCTGCAAGTTCGCCAGCGTGGTCCGCCCGACCCAAGACCGTTTCGGTCGGATCACCAATACCCAGGTCCTCGTGGATCTGCTGGCTGTGGGCGGCAAGCCGATGACGCCGACCGCCCAAGCCCCGGCCCGCCCGCAAGCGCAGGCCCAAGCCCCGCGCCCGACCCAGCAGCCGCAGGGCCAGGACAAACAAGACAAGTCCCCGGACGCCAAGGCGTAAGCCGTAGGAGGCCGCGATGCTCCGCTATCTCTCGCTGTTCGCGGTAGGTCTGGCCACCGGCTACGCCTGGGGCTGGATCGACGGCCTAGCGGCCTCCCTGGCTGTTTGAGGACTGATCGCTATGTCAGGCGTTGTCGCTGTGCAGGTGTGTACCGCGTGGACCTCGACCCCCGAGGGCTTCATGGCGTGTCGCGAACTCGCATGGCAACAGGCCTACCTGATTCCGCCCGAGGCCGCTGGATACGTGGACATCCTGGTCAACGGTGGTTTCTCCCCGGAAGCCTTCGGCATCGGTGCCGCTGGCGTCCTGGGATCGTTCGTGACGGGGCTTTTGATTGGCTGGGTCGCGTCACTTCTTCGTAAAGCCAAGTAGAGAGGAAACACCATGAAAGCAATGAAGCAACGCATCGCCAAGTTCAGCCCGGTCGCCTCGTTCCGCAACCTGTGCATTGCCGGTTCCGTCACTGCCGCGACCTCGCTGCCGGCCTTCGCCGGGGTGATCGACACCAGCGCGGTGGAATCGGCGATCACCGATGGCCAGGGCGATATGAAGGCCATTGGCGGCTACATCGTCGGCGCCCTGGTGATCCTGGCCGTCGCCGGCCTGATCTACAGCATGTTGCGCAAGGCGTAACGGGTGCTCTGGTCGGTGTGGTTGGGGGCGTTCTTCGCCGGCGCCTTCATCACCGGGTACCGGACCGGCGAATTCTTCTAACCGAACAGACCGAGGCGGAAGCCCCCTCCGGAGTTTCCGGCAGGGGGCTTTTTCATGGGTGACTGGATGAGTAACAACGCACGTTCCGGCTTTGGCCGACTTCTTCCGCTACTGGGCCTGCTGGTCTCGTTGCTGTGGCATTCCTTGGCGAGCGCGGACTTCTACCAATGGCAGATTTCCATCCCCGGAGAGCCCACGGCCTTCTTTCCATCCTATACGGCGGCGTGCCAGTACTACTTCGATAACACGTCGGCCAACTGGCTAAAGGAAATCAACAAACTGAGCTACAAGGAAGTTCAGTGCAATGTTTCGGGTACTGGAGGAATCACCTGGCAGACGAAGACTGCCATCTTGACTGGCGATAGCTGCCCTCCGGAACAAGAACTCGATCCGGCCGACGGTGCCTGCAAGCCGCCGCCCGAAGAGTGCAAGGAAGGCGAACTGTTTCCGGCCAAGGGCCCGGACTCGCCTGTTGTCACCTCGGGCGGGCGGAACTATGTGGGCGACGGCGGCGCACCGAGCGCCTGTTATCAGAGCTGCGAGTACGGCGGCAACCCCAGCCCGGCCAGTTGCTATCTGGTCAAAGGCTCCACCACGACCGGCTTCTGCAATTACATCCTCAAGGGCACCGGACAGAATTGCGGTGCCGATTCCTACACCTTTGCCCAGACCGGCGATTCGCTGAACCCACCCGACACCCCGAACACCGATCCTTCCGACCCGAACGACCCCGGCTGTCCGCCCGGCTGGTCGTGGTCGGGGACTACCTGCGTCAAGACCCCGACCGATCCCACGGATCCAACCGACCCGACCACGCCGGGCGGTGATGGCGACGGCGGCGGCGATGGCAATGGCGGTGGAGACAACAACGGCGGCGGCAACGACGGCGGCACTGGCAATGGCGGCGACGGCAGCGGGGGAGGGGACGGCAACGGCGGGGGCGATGGTAGCGGCGACGGTGACGGCAGCGGCACGGGCGGCGATGGCAACGGCACCTGCGACCCGGCGAAAGAGAACTGCTCCACCGGCCCCGAAGGCCCCGGCGGCGAACTCAAGGAGCCCACGCCCGGCACCTGGGATGACGCCATCGCCACCTGGGAAAAGAAGGTTGAGGAAGCCAAGAAAGAACTCAAGACCAAGGTGAAGGCCAACGTCGACCAGATGAAGGGCGCCTTCGACCTCAACCTGGCGGAAGGCGGCGGGCAACTGCCCTGCGAGTCCATGACCATTTGGGGCAAGTCCTACTCCCTCTGTATCTCCGACTACGCCGGCCAACTCTCCAGCCTGCGCGTGGCGCTGCTGCTGATGGCCGCGCTGATCGCCGCCCTCATTCTGCTGAAGGACTGACCCTATGGAATGGCTCTCCGGTTTTCTCGATCAGATCATCGCCTTCTTCCAGTGGATCTGGGATTTCTTCGCCCAAGGCATCTATGACTTCGTGCGCGACGGCCTGGTGGTCGCCACCAAGGCGTCGATGTACGCCGCGCTCCAGACCCTGATCCTGCTGATCGATGTCAGCTACACCGCCGCCCGCGAACTGATCGACAGCCTCGGCGTGCCGCAGATGATCCGCAGCATGTACGCCGCGCTACCGGGGCCGATTGCGGCGGGTCTGGCCTTCTTCGGCGTGCCGCAGGCGCTGAACATCATCATGGTCGCGGCGGCGACGCGCTTCTGCATGCGCTTCGTGCCGTTCATTGGGAGGTGATCCGTGTCGATCAAGATCCATCACGGCCCCAATGGCTCCTACAAGACCTCCGGCGCGATCCAGGATGACGCCGTGCCCGCGCTGAAAGACGGGCGGGTGATCATCACCAACGTGCGCGGCTTCACCCTGGAGCGGGCCTATCAGGTCTTCCCGGACCTGCCCAACACGGCGGAAATCATCAACCTCGATCTGGAGTCGCTGGAAGACCTCGAAAAGATGCGCACGTGGTTTCAGTGGGCGCCCCGCGGGGCCTTCCTGATCTTCGACGAAACCCAACTGCTGTTTCCCAAGTCCTGGCGGGAAAAAGACCTCGAGCGCTTCGACTATCCCGGTGGACCGGAAGCGGCCCACGCGGCCGACCGCCCCATGGGCTGGCTCGACGCCTGGACCCGGCATCGGCATTTCAACTGGGACATTGTCCTCACCACGCCGAACATCTCCTACATCCGCGACGACATCCGCATGACCTGCGAGATGGCCTACAAGCATTCCAACCTCGCGGTGATCGGCATCCCTGGCCGCTACAAGGAGGCCCAGCATGACGCCCAACTCAACCGTCCGCCCGCCGATGGCACCATCATCGAGTACAAGCGGATCCGAAAGCAGACCTTCGCCCTCTACCAGTCCACGGCCACCGGCAAGACCCAGGACACCAAGGCGGGCAAGAGCCTCTTCCGGTCGCCTAAGCTGGTTCTTCTACTGGCATTGCTGGCCGGCACTATTGGCTTTGTCTGGTATATGGGGCCTCTGCGCACGATTGGCGGTCCGGCTGCTGCGACACCTGCCGACGCTCCTGGCGACCCTGCTCAAGCCCCTGCTGCGCCCGCTGCTGTGGCTGCTCCAGCGCGTCCTGCTGCGAATAGCTTTCTTCCTCCTGGGCTTGTACCTGATGGGCCTGCTGCTGCGCCTGTTGATCTGAACGCCCATCCCTTCGCCGATCGGCGGATCTCCATCCTTGCCCACGCCTACCGCAAGTCGCGGGGCGATATCTACCTGTTCGCCCTGGAGGATCCCACGGGCCGGCACCTGGAACTCACCAGCTGGCAACTGATCGGCTCCGGCTACCGGGTGACGCCCAAGGGCGAGTGCGTCGTAGAGCTTCGCTATGAGGACTGGAAACAGACCGTCACCTGTGCCGGGAGGCAGGCCGGCGCGGTGGCCAGCATCGCTCCGGCAGCGCCTGTTGCCGCCTCCGCAGACGCACCGGCCAGGGGCCAGTCGCCGCTGACCATCGTCCCCGATTCCGAATATGCCTCGCGGCCCTGGAGGCACAAATGATCGATTGGGAATTCCTCGTCCCGGTGGCGATGGGCTGGGCGCTGCATCACTGGTGGACGGTGATGACGGCGCTAGCGGCGGTAGGGGTGCCGCCATGAGGGGCGGGCCGCGCCGCCGGCCGGGAGCGCAAGGCATGAGCGATAGGCCGAAGGCGCGGCCGACGCCCCTGTAACACGTCAGATAAGCCACCTATTGCGGTTTCAATTCGTACCAATTTGGATCGTTAAAGATGAAGAAAATCAGCCATCAAATTCGCGTCAGTATCGAGTCGGACGGTCAGGTCTTGGAAAGCCCGAAAGGGCGGTTGTTCTTCGACGACACCACGGCTCAATTCACCGACCTGTCAGGCGTGCGCATTCTGCGGTGCGGCGTGGATACGGTGCGGCAGTTGTACAACGGCAAGTTGCGCCCGGAAGTGATGGCGCTGTTTGACCTCTCGGTGGATGTGGTCGAGTTCGCCGGCTACGAATGGTCCAAGGGCCGCATCGGTCGCGACTCCGGCTATCAGTACCGCCTGCAGAACGCTGAAATGGGCCTGATCCTGCTGATCAAGAACCACAACATCAAGGTCGATACCCTCGGCTCGCACCTCAAGATCGAGGTATCGCCTCACGCCCTCGATGGCGCCGATCCGCGCATCCTCCAGGGCGTGCTGGATGATTTGGCCGCTGCCGTGCTGAGTCACTGCGAAACCAACCAAGCCGCTGTGCATATCGCCCTGGACGTACAGGGCTGGAAACCGCCTCGCGATCTGGTGGATCGCATGCATTGCCGCTCGCGTCGGGTACGCCAGATCAGCGGGATCGAGCGGATCGAGTTTGACGGTAACGCCTCGGTCTACGGGCGTGGCGAGACGTACATGTTCGGCTCGGCCAACGGCCTGCAACTGTCGATCTATAACAAGACCCTCCAGGCTCGGGCCACCGATAAGCTCGACTATTGGGAAAGCGTGTGGGCGACCCTGAACGGGGATCCGTTCGGCGATGGCGACCCGGCCTATAACCCCCTGGAAACGGTCTGGCGGCTCGAATTCCGCTTCCATCACTCCATCGTCCAGCAGTTCTCCGAAGGCTCGCGCATGGCTTCGGGGGAGGTCATCGGCTGCCGCACCTATGAGGGCCTCTGCCCGCACCTGCAAGGGCTGTGGAACTATGCCTGCGAAAGCTTCAAGCTGCTGAGCCGGACGGCGGTCTACGATCCTTTCTGGAGCCTGATCAGCCAGGACGCCCGCGTCCAGGTCGAGTGCGATCCGCTGATCGAGCGCACCGAGTATCGGCGCTACCACAAGACCGCCAAGGGCTTCAGCGGGCGTAACTGCGAGATGTTCCTTGGCCAGTTCGTGAGCCTGATCGCGCGGGAGCGTGTCCCGGCAAAAAAGGCTATTGAGTCCGCCCGCAAATTGGAGTTCTGGCACGTTATCGAAGACCACTATCTCGCCAAGGGTTGGACTCGTCGCGATCTGGAAAGGCATATACACAAGCTGATGTGTGATCGGTATCTGCGGCGGGGGTATGCCGTCTAATGTCGATCACCAAGCTCCCCGATGGCCGTTGGTTCGTCGATGTAGAACCGATCAAGGGCAAGCGCTTTCGCAAGCGGTTCAAGACCAAGATGGAGGCGCAGCAATTCGAGGCCACTGCGCGTCAGAAGTGTGCGGAGAACCCCAGCTGGACGCTCAAGCCGAAGGACCGTCGGCGTCTCTCCGAGTTGGTCGAACTCTGGTATGAACTGCACGGCCAGACCCTGAGCAACGGGCATCGTTGCGTGGCGATTCTGAGGTTGGTGGCAAAGGACCTGGGCGACCCGGTCGCTGTCTCCCTGGAGCCTGCGAAAGTGGCTCGGTTGCGTAGCCGACAGATAGCCAATGGCATGTCGGGCAAGACCGCGAATAACCGTCTTGGCTACCTCAAGTCCATGTACAACGAATTGCGCCAACTCGGCGTCATTGACTATGAGAATCCTGTGGGGCGCATGCGGCCGCTCAAGCTTCAGGAAAGACCGCTGTCGTACCTGACCAAGCAACAGGTGTCCGAACTGCTTACGGCCCTGGATGCGCGCACCACGTCGCCACATCCGAAGATGGTCGCTCGTATCTGCCTCGCGACAGGGGCACGATGGGGTGAGGCTCAGGCGCTGACGCCGGAACGTCTGAAAGGTAATACGGTGATCTTCGCCAACACCAAGTCCAAGCGTGTGCGCTCGGTGCCGATCTCGGAACAATTGGCCGCCGACATTCGCCGGCATTGGCAGACCCACGGGCCCTTCACGAACTGCCTTGGCGTGTTCCGCCTAGTGCTGCTGTCGACCTCGATCAAGCTGCCGAAGGGGCAGGCCAGCCACGTACTGCGCCATACGTTCGCCAGTCACTTCATCATGAACGGTGGGCACATCGTGACCCTACAGCACATCCTGGGGCACGCCTCGTTATCGATGACGATGCGCTATGCGCATCTATCGGAAGAGCATCTATCCGAAGCTGTGAAATTGAATCCGCTTAACGTTATCCGTGCTGGGTAG